TTCAACCTACCAGTCTGATTTTTACTTGGCGGCGTCTTTGACAAATCAGGAACTAACACACCATAATCAATAAACTCTGTCTGATCTACATCAAGCTCTGTCAATAACCCCAAATAACCTTCCGCTCTACCATAAACCCTATAACCCTTAGCTCTATCTACTGCCTTCCAAGTTAACTTTACATACTGTACAGCACTTAAACTGTCAGGAGCATTTGACACCACCACTAACGTACCGTCAGTCTCCCCCGTCTCATTAAACGCCGTCACTACGTACTTATAAGTTGTATTCCCTGATCCTGATACACTATAACTGACATCCGGATTGCTTAACGGTGGACCAAAACGGTCATACACCTGTTTCAACAAAGCCTTATCCATGCCTCACCCTCCTCTCTCTAAGTAGTAACTTTAGGAACTAACTCTATAACAATCTCCAACAAATTCTTACTTTTTGCTATTCTCATTATCGGAGGATGATTCACATACCCTATCAACTTTCCGTAATCCTGCACCTGATCAGGAGTCAAAACTGTATTATTCTCATAACCTGTCTTCGGAACAACCCCTACCAATAAACCAAATTGCCTAAATGTCACAAGAGGAAACGTATCAAATTTCAATAGAGTAGAACAATACAAATATCTACTGTCATAACTGTATGCTTGATCATCAGACACAAAGCTATAATTCTGCCCTCTAAACTGTATTGTACCATTCGGATCCGGATAACACAATGACACTGTCTGTGCCTTCTGCAACCCTCCTATCTCCGTTAATGAAACTGTATCAACAGTCTCCTGAGGAGGGCTTGCCTCATTATCCCACGGTGTCTGTGTCCTTGCTACCACAAACCAAAACACCTCATTGTTCTTAAATGTTAGTGCAAGTCTAATCATACCTACTTTTACTGTTGCTGGCATTCTCTCTCCTCCTTATACTAACTTAATACAACCTCATCTCTATTCACAGTTAACCAATTCACTGTAACCCTAATGGCGCTACATTTCTAAAAGGCACTGCAACCATATACCAACTACTTGACTTAGCAAAAAACTCTGACTCTGCAACCTTCTCCAAAGACATCCTAATATCAAATTCTACAAATATTTCGCTATTCACAACTCCCTCCCAACTAAACCCTTCACCTGACAATGCATTACTAATACCACTCTCTACCTCTAACATCTGTAAACCTAAAATCAGCATATACCATACATAAACCCCAGCAGAAATAAACCTTTCCAACTCTTTTACTGCCCAAAACTGTGACACAGGAATCGTAACTTCCATACTACCATCTCTATAATATTTAGCATCCTCAATTACACTCTTATCCCATCCTCTTCCCCCACTCCAAATAAATACTTCTTCCGACAAATTCCTAAATACAACAGTTATCTCAAATAACTGCAACAACCATTTAAAAAACTCCTCCGACCCTTTCCACTTGATAAACCCAACTTGATTATCGAACAGCTGAACATTCTTCTCTACATCCTGATAAACTAACTCCTTAAACCCAAAATTCCTCGCCAAAAGCACAATAAACTCTTTCGCCTTCTCTATATCATAAAGATCCCTTAAATCATCTACACTACTCGCTATCCTATTTACAGACTGCTCTATCACCTGCAAAAACTCTCTCCATGTGTCATATTGCAATACCCAACTTGGAACAAGTAAAGTCAAATCAACCTGCATCCGTTAACCTCCCACTATTACATCAACTCTCAACTGCCTTAACTTCACCAACTGACCCTTCTTTAACCGTAAATCCATAGCTGGCAATATTACCTCACACTGTCTTACTCCTTCAACTGATAACACTCCCCTCCTCAACCTATCAATGCTAACCCACTCTTGTATATCAAGACTGCTATACAAATTCTTTATTACATCCATTATCCTCCCTTGCACAGCTACAGAAGAATATACCCCACTTATATAAGCCCTGGCATATACATCAACCTCAACCAACTGAATTGGCCTCACTGTATACAAAACTCCTACACTACCTGCCTTATCCAAAAAACTCCTCACCCTATCCAAAATATCTTGGGAGGGAACTTTACCATTCACATCCGCTACATATATCTCTACCTCTCTAAATGGTGCTCCAAAATTATCTTTCACATCTACTACCTGCACTTTACCAACACCTACTACACTCTTCACCAAACACCAAAAATCCTCCTTAGTCACCGCCCTCTTCCCCACGCCAAACCACCCTTCTAACCTCTGCCTAAAACTCTCCACATCCTCCCACCCTGCTCCCTTACTAAAAGTAGAAAGATCTGCTACTACCTCAAACCTGTCATCACCTACTACACTCCACTGACTATTCACAGCTGGAAAATAACTCGGATCTACCTCGCTATACCTCACTCTTATCACTTCTCCATAACTTGGTGTCCCAAATCCTTTCAGAAAACTAATATTCAATGCTTTGTCTGGACTTGTCCATACTTTAACCTGAAAATCATCAAACGTTTGCCCAAAATAACTCACTACTGTATACATCCTATTCCCTACATACACTTCAACATCCAGATCACTTACATTTTCTCCAACTATCTTATAATCCTGCCTTAACTGATTACCATTAGACACAAAACTCTTTTCTAACCAAGCACCCTGCCTCACTGCTACACTCTTCTCCACTTCCCCAGGATTAAACACCACATCAGACACTGTATAAAACAAAACACCATCACAGCTGAGCTGTGTTTTTGCAGGAACAACAACCGATTGAGAACTTGCTTCCTTTAACTTTAACTTCACTACCCCACTTGCCCCAATCGGTCTCTTAACTGGCGCCTCCAACATATTCGCAATCTTACATAAACTCTCCCAATACTGCGCACTATCTACAAACATCTCCTCAAAACTTCTTTTGAGATAATACAAAAGCAACTGCGCTACATATGCATAAAGCTCAATCAGCATCCTACCTGTAGACTGCAAATACGCATCCTTCCACGCATCCTTAGTCTTCAAAATTGCTATCAGTTGGTCAACAAGGTCTTCAAAACTTATTTTAGTATAATCCAACATTGCTCTTGCTCCTCTTTTTTTAAAAATATAAAACTACGCACTACCTACTTCGAACGCCACCCACTCCCACACGTCCTGATATGCCGGAACCCGCAAAAATGCTCCTATCAAACTTGGCGAAAATAAATCTAGTATATCATTCGCCAGCGGTACAGCCCACCACAAATACACATCCCCATACAACTCCTCTGCCGCTAAATCCCACCTTCCTACGTACGCTTCAGTCATAGTCCATAACCCCATCTGCCTCTTCAACGCCTTCTTAAAATCAACCAAATTCTCGCCCCATATATTTACTTCACCCTTGCTTCTATCTACCGGAAAAATCGTCCATATCTCTTGCATCCTTCACACCTCCTATACCAACAATACTCGTTGAATTACGAAAGGAACATTCAACTCCTTAACTACCGCTTCAATCGTCACTTGATATCCCCCTATCGTATGATCTGCCACTACCTCCACCTTCTTCACCTCAATCCTCTGCTCCTGCCTTGACAATGCATCCAACACCTCAAGCCCTATCTTGTGCGCTGTCGCCTCCGATAACGGTTCCATTAAATACCATTCCAAAACTGACCCAAATTCTGGTCTCATCACTCTCTCTCCTTTTCTTGTCAAAAGAATGTTCTCCACCGCACTTTCTATTGCTTCCAAATTCACATCCTTCTTCACATCACCTGTCCTATCTAACTTCAGTTTATTATTTACATCGCTCCACAACTCCAACACTCTTTCATCTGGCATAACTTACCACCTCCTCAACTTTCTCCATAAAAATACTCCATTATCTTTTTCACTACCCCTATAGGATCAGACTTAAAATCCCCTTCCCAGATCTCAAGCACTTTATACCCAGCTTTTTCATAAGCCTCCTTCTTCCTCTTATCCCTCTCTTGGACATCAGGAAATCCATGCCAATAATTCCCATTCAATTCAATTATCCAATCTTCTTCTCTATGTATAAAATCAGGAACAAAACCTGCTATAAATACTTTACCATCACCAACATACCTCCATTCTCCTAAAAAATAGCCTTGAAGCAGCTCACAAAAATTTTTCTCCAACCCGTTAGGTCTTACTTTTCGTGCATTCATAACACCTCTGATCACTTTTTCCCTATACGACAAGTCTTGCCAATATAACTTACACTTCTCAGATATCTTTTGCCTAAACTCATCATTCCTAATGCGCAGCAACATCTCCTTCCTAAATTCTGGGTCATTCCATAAGGCTTTTGATTTCTCTGATATTTTTCTCTTATACTCCTCACTGCTAAAAATTCGCATCATTCTCTCTCTAAATTCTAGATCTTGCCATTTAGCTTTCAGCTTAGCAGATACTTTTTTCTTCTGCTCTTCGTTCCTTAAAGCAGCTTCTACTCTTTCCCTAAACTCTAGATCTTGCCATTTTTCTTTTATCTTCATAGACAAGTCTTGCTTATAATCTTCGCTTCTCCTATACTGGTCGTAGCATTCTTTACTACAAAACTTACCATTTCCTTTCTCTACTTCACTTAAGAAAACAACAAACTTCTTACCACACCACAAACACTCAGACTCTATTTTTCTACCATCACCCCAACGATATAACATCTCACATTCCTTACTACAAAACTTAGCTCCTCTCTTTACTCTTGCTTCATACACCGAAAATTCTTTACCACAATATTGACATACCACTTTCACTTGCTTCTTTTTATACTCCCAATAACACTGATGACTACAAAACTTTCTCTCACCTCTCTTACAATTTATAACTTCAAACTCTTTACCACAATTCAAACATACTACTCTTGCTACCTTTCTCCTGTATATACCTTCACACTTCTTACTGCAAAATTTGCTACCTTTATGCAAAGGCTTTTGGCATACTATACACTTTCTACCTTCATCATCTGCCATTTCTTAACCTCCCGCAAAGACATTACTTGATCCCTCGCATACTCTATCTCCACATGAAAGCGGATCACCAATACGACATACTTGCTTGCTATTCACATATACGGAAGCACTTCCCCTAGCAACGATTCGTGAGTGCAAACAATGAGGCTCAAATGCATCTCCTACTCTCACAACGCCTTTCCCATTAACAAATACGTTTCCAGAGCACGTAATTGCATGGGTCGGAGGACAATCATCACCGCAGCTCATATCACCTAATCTTACCACTGCTGGCATTATCTCCTCCCCCTTTTTTTTTCTATGGATTGATATCAACCCTTCTTCCTTTTGCATCGATAAGAATTCTGCCATCTCCATAAATAACAATCTCACTTCCACTCTTATTCGCCAACCTTATTGTCCCATTCGCATAAAACACAAGCACCGACCCCATAGGCAATCGCCATACAACTGCCCCTGGATACTCTGCCTCCTGCTCTTGATACATACCCTTTGCATCCATCGCTCCCAATCCAAACTTTTCCCACATACTACCTGACTGGAATCTTACTCCATTAAAAGGCAAACTCCATGCAAACCATACAGGCTTCTCTACATCCCCTCCTTCAAAGAAGATCCAAACCCACGCATTCTTTGGCGGAACATACAATATACCACCTTGCCACGCTGGCTCAGCCCACGGACAATCCTCATCTTTCACGTCTTCAAACCACGGATATACTTTCACCTTCACCCTCCCCAGCTGAAGAGGATCATTATTGTCTACTACCTTTCCTCTACAAACTTCTTTAATTTTGTATCCCTTCTTTAACCAATCCATCTCCTACACTACCTTCTTTTCACTCTTCCACGCATCTGAGACTAAAACCAATTTCTTCAAATAATTCCGTCCAGGATTAGACCAAAGATGCACTATCTCCCCCACCAACCAGTCTCCAGATAGCGATTCAGTGAAATCGCCATAACCATCTGCAAATATAACCCTTACTTTGTCTCCTACTTCTATGTCAGATACACCTGGCACCACTACACACCATTTTCTCAACATTCTACACTTCTGAAACAGTCCTGTATCTGGAAAAGTCCTATCTGCCACATCTACCACGCCTTCATTTACTACTTCAGTCACCATATCCCTTGCCTTACTCAGCACTGATGCCACTACATTACTCCTCACCTTTCTTCCCAATATCTCCTCTACCTTGTCAACAATAACCTTCTTTACTTCAAGCTTTGCTAAATCAAAACCATACTTTACAAACCTCGCCTTCATTGTATCAACAGCTGTATTTCTCCCTAATATCTCATACCACATAAACGGCACTACCTTCACTAAATCCTCTTTCAAATAACCATAATTTTCCCAAACTTCATCCCACTTCTTCGGATCTATTACATACTCCAGATAACACTTCACATCCTGCTTCTTTAACTCACTAAAACTCTTGAAATTCAATTTCCATCCTATTCCTCCGCCATTCACCCTTGGCGAAAACCACACAAAATAATCTTGCTCCCCTACCCTACTCCTCGCACAATCTCTCAAATAACCTAAAAAACTAAAACCAGATCTACCACCCTGTAAATAACACTTCCTGTCATAACTTGTATGCATTTCCTCTTCCCACTTCAACACATTACATATCCTCATATAATTCCCTAACACCACATCTTCCACAAACTCACTCACCACACTACTTGCACTCTTCTCTCCATACCCCTTAAATCCTTTACCTACCAACCAAACACCCGGCATCCCATACCCCATCATACCTACACTAACAGCAGTCGGTCTAATAGTCTGCTCAAGTGTCGCATCCTTTACAGTAGATATTGCCATATCAAACGTCACCATCTTACTCTTATCCAACCCTATACTCACCACCACATTTCCCATGCTCCTATACGACAGATAATTCATTCCCCAATCTGTCACTCTCACCTTACAAGCCGGGACTATATACCAGAGCCCTTCCCATATAAAAATCTCCTCTACCCACTCATCAGGCACCCTACATACATTATCAAAATGATATCCCTCCTCCACTGAATTCATTATCCACACATCTATAAACGAAAACTCATACTTTGCCATACTATCTCTGTCCCTCTGCCATCAACTCTCTTACTACAATCTTCTTTCCCTGCACACCTAGCAACTTCCTGTCAACAATATACTTCGTAGTAATGCTCAAAGTCAAATCTACAGAAAGAGGTCCGCCTTTCACAGACATCTTTGAAAACTTATGATCAATATCAGTTATAAAACACTCCTTAAAAATCAACCATCCACCTATATCTACCATCACTTCCATTTGACCTACCCTACTCACAAACATAGAAACATCAGGAACCGTAATATCATACAAATCGTTTAAAGCACTAAACACTTCTTCTTCATTATCAAAATTTACTAACACACAATCCAACGTAAAATCTACATACTCAGGAAGTCCCCCAAATTTTCGCGTCCACGAAACACCCTGTGCAAACGGTGTCAATAAAACTTCTTCTGCCCTTCCTGTCCACTCTGCGAACTTTCCAGATCCCCAGCCAATATACTCTCCCCCTGCCTCCAGCGCAAGTCCCACCGATGCACCTATCTGGTTCAACTTGCTCCTAAGATCAATCACTTCATTGAAAATAGTCTGATATCCTACACCTACTTTAAACTTTACCTCATCCTGGATATATGCCTGAAACACCTTTCCACTACCAGCACGTGGATTCCTTCCAACAGGTTTCACTGTCAACAAGTTATATCTCGGCGTCATACCCCACCTCCTACACCAACCCTAACATCATCATCACAAGCCCCAAATCTTCAGGAAACAGAGGAACCTTACTAAAGGCTTCCCCACCAGGCATAATAATCTTACCTACTCCACCTGTCCCTCCACCTTTCCCTTTCAAACCCTTTATCAACTCTACCATACCACCTAACCACTCAGCTTCTCTTCTTACTCCTTCCTCTATTACTCTCCTTGCTACTTCTTGCTGGTCTCTCAATAACCCTTCATCTACAACCTTCACATCTTCAACAGGATAACTTACCCATCTACCCCTCTCTAAAGCCTCTTGCATAGTTCCTTTCAATTCTTCAACACCAATCACCCCTTCTCTTTGCTCTTGAATTACTCCTCCTTGACTCGCTTGAACTCTTCTTTGCTCCTCTGCTTGTCTCCTTAACTCTTGCGCTTTTTTCCTCAATTCTCTTGCCTGCCTCCTTAACTCATCTACTTCTCTTTCTTGCTTCTCTAAATCTTCCTGAGTGGCTTCTCCTTTTACTGCTGCCGCCATCCAACTAGAAAAACCTACTCTCGCCGCATTATCAGCCTGAGTTTCAAGATCTGCAGCCTTAGCTTCATACTCCTTAGCCAGTCTTTCAAGCTCCTCAGCATTCACACTCATAGACTGAGACATCTCTCCACTGCTCCTTACAACTCCCTGCATACTCTCTTTTAGCTCTTGAGCACTACTATGAAAACCTGCTACTTCTTTCCCAGATAACCTATACCACTCCACTTGCCTCTTAATACCACCATGTAACTCCTTCACTGCTCTCGTTATCAACTTTTGAACTCCTTCCTGCTTCAACAATTCATCCAATATCGACCTACCAGATATCACTTGATTCATTGCGCTCATTCCTTCATATAAATTCTTTGCCTGCGTAGTAATTTGCTTCTGCATCTTTTCCTGCCCTTGAACCTCTCTCTTCTGTCTTTCAATTGCTAACAACATCTCTCTTTCTTTTATCAATCTCTCCCTTACACTTGCCCTTACCCTCGGAGCACTCTTACTCCAATACTTATCCACATTTGCTATCAAATGATCATACACCCTCGTAATTACTTCTTCAGGCGACAAGGCTCTCACTTGCTCTGGTGCCATTCCCTTAAAAACATTCCTCAAAACTCCCTCAAACCCTCCAACCCCATGCTGAACAGCTCTTGCAAATACCATTTCCTGCAAAGCTCTTGATCTCCTTACATCTATACCAAACTCCTCAGCTGCTGCCGCTCCAGGCGCAAAATATTCTCTTATAGCAAACTCTTGCTGAGCCCTTGCAAACCTCTCTCCATACCTTCTCGCTACTTCTTGCCATCTCCTCTTCCACTCAGGGGTTCCAAACCTTACACCTTCAAACTCCCTGATAAAACCATACTGCCTCAAAAACCTTAACTGAGCTCCCTTCGTAAACTGATACATACCAGCTGACATACCACCAATATCACCTGGCGTCTGAGAAACTACACCAGCCCCTTTAGTTAACTCCGCCGCTGCAGCTGGAGTTGCTTCAAACCACCTTGCTATAGCTCCTAAATCTAACCTCCCTATATTCTCTCTCACCCATTCCATAGCCCTACCAACTCCTCTTACTGCCCTTTCAGCCCCTCTGCCTACTGCCTCAACTCCAGCTTTCACTCCTTCTATTATATCCTTCAAAAACTCTCCTATCTTATCAACAGCACCAGTAAAAGCCTTCCCTAAACTTTCAACCCAATCTCTATCTTTTATCAACTTTTTCATACCACTATAAATAGCATCCGCTATCCTTTCACCACCTAACATACCTGCCATACCACCTAAAGCAGTCCCAATTGCTGTCCCTATACCTGGTGCTATTGCCGTTCCAATTATTGCACCTAATTTAGCACCACCTAAACCTCCTGCCAAAGTTCCACCTGCTCTTGCCAACCCTCTACCTACACCTTCTTCCCTTACACCACTCAGGAAAGCTAACCCTGCCCCTAAACCTAACCCTATCCATCCAGCTCTTCTACCTATCCACCTGCCAATCCTACCAAATCTACCAAACCTACCCAATAACCCCTCCAATAAACCTCCACCTCCAGCACCTACTCCTTCTATCCCTTTCGTCTCAACATATAACTTCTCAGCATATATCTTTGCCTGCCTCTCTTGCACTAATTCCACATCTCTTAAAGTAAACTTGTCCACTCTCCTTCTCCTGAACCCAAATAACTCCTCTCCTACACCTACCACATCTGGAACAAAACCTCCTGTCAATAAACCCGCCCTTCTACCTAACCTCAACCTTTCTCTTTCTTCCCTTCTTCCTGTCCTTGCCTCCTGCCACCTACTATAAACTCTACCTAGCCACTCCCTTACATGCACCCCAAGAGGACCAAGCCCAGCTGCAAATAATATAGTCCCTGCCTCTTCCCCTATACCTCCACCACCAAAACGATACCTCCCTCTACCATAACCTCCACCACCAACACCAAGTAGACTCTCAAATCTACGCCCAAATATACCTCCTATACCACGCCTTGGCACTTCCTGCATCACAGGTGCAGGGAGCCTAAATTCTCTTCCTCTTCTTCTACCTACATCCCCACCTGCCTCTCTTGCTCTCCCTTCTAATGTTCTTCTCCTTACCCTTGCCCTAATATCTCTAATCGTCCTCTCATACTCTCTATCATAACTTTCTAACCTTCTTCTTTGCCTACCCAACACTTCACTCAAGTCCCTATATGACTTCCTAATACCCTCCGAATACTTCTTTACGTCAACACCAAACTCCTTCACCACATAACCAAATTCCTCTGCCAACACTCCTACCTGATCAAGTAACTTCTCAAACTCCTTGCGCAATCCCAGCGTTACCTTCTTAAACTCATCCTTTAACCCCTCCCCCATCTTCTTAAAATTCTTATGAAAATCTTCAAAAACTTCTGAAGTCTCAACAAGACTCTTTCTAAGCTCTGGAACTACACTCTTTAACTCTTGAACTTCCTCCTTTAATCCTCTCAGAAGATTTTGCTGTTCTCTTACCTCATCTTCTACACGCCTACCCCTTGCAGGTCTCCTGCCAGGGGCTCCAGGCACTATACCTATCGCCTCTGCACCTGCTTCTCCAGCTTCTTCCTCCCTATAAATATCCCTCGCTTCCCTTGCTTCCCTTAACTCCTCTGCTTTTTCTTCAAAATCTCTCTCTGCCATCGCACTACCTCTTCATTCTCCTTCGCATTTCTTCCTCCATCTTCTTTACCCTTTCCAACTCTCTCATAAACCGAAACCACAAATACACATACTCATCCTCACTTAGCACCACATTACAAACATACAAAAACGTAAATCTTATATCTAATAAAGCCTCCCACAAACTACCAGACTGAAAGAAGTAGAAAAAACGGTACCCTCACTTTTACTTTCTTTCCACAATACTTACAAGGCACCTCTACACTTGTCTGGACACCATAACTACCTTCCCACCTTCGCACAAACTCAAGTGCCTCCTTCGCTTCACTTAACAACAACTCATCTACCTCCTTACCTACCACCACACTCCTCAACACATCATAATCCGTCACTTCATCAAACCTACTCTTTCCCTCTGGCATATAACCCCACACTCTTGGAAACCTCACCTGAATACTACCTACTTGAACTGGCTCTATATACTCATCAGGTATTTCCTTTTCTTCAAGCCTCATTAAGTCATACTTCACTACCTGCACTTCATCCTTACATTCACACGTAAAACTCAAATTTATCTCATTACCTATGCTGTTTACCCTATGCGCCAAAAGCAACTTGTAAAAATCAGGCATTGTCATTTCTCTTACCTGCACCTCTTTATCAAGCACCGTCCCCTGCACTACCCTTACAAGCCTCCTTACATAATCAATCTCATCTTCCACAGCTTCCTCAACAAGACACTTCACATCCTTCACCTTAAGAGGTCTCAAATGCACCACTGCAGGATACCCATGCTTACCTTTTGAAGACAACTTCACCGTTATCACCTGCTCATCTACTCTTTCTAATTCCCCTGCTACAGCCTTTTGCTTCATCTCTTTTACTTCCTCAATTGTTAACATCTTTGCCATACCTCTTTACCTCCTTTCTTTTATATCACTTCTATTCCGTGCACTACTAACGTAACAGAAACCACAACAACTTCATTTTGCTCATAGCCCAAGTTCACAGTATCAATTCCAGTCGGATAACACTTCCTCAACCGATAAGACCCTACCCTCTTCCCCTTTCCATCCAACACATATACATTTACATCTTTCATCCACTTAGACGGCAACTCCTTCAATTCCCTATAAGGCGTACCTGACACTACCTCCCCCACTATTAACTGACGCCACTTGTTAAAATACTTCTGAACCGATATCTCTACATCTTCCCAAAACTCAATCTTCACATCATTCTTTGCTTCAAAATCAGATGGCAAGAAATAATACCCTAACGCCTCTACCCTTACCTCCTCTGCTTCTAAATTAAACCAGACAGGAAACTGGACTGACCTCACTTGATACTTTAATCTATCTGCATCACCAAAGTCACGAGGCAACTCTACCTCAAAACTATATGCACGAAGAGGTTCTTTTACTATGCCAACAATTTGAGATATTCCTACCGCCATTTCAAGCCCGCCCCTTTAAGGCTAAGGCTTCCTGCATTACTGCAGGCTTACTATCTCCTATCTCTGCCTCTAATTCCTTTCTCTGCCAGCCTGACTCATTAGATTGTATCCTATCAGCTATCAACGAATGCCATAAACTGGGATTAAAAAGTCTGAAAATATCATCCGTTTTCCTGTTCCACTCAAGAATAAATATCCTCAACAAATTCTGAAATTGAGCTAAATCATATATGAAACTTTTCTCTCTCTCCCTATGCTTTGAACTCAATCTGATAGATAACACTCTCTTCGCTTTCATTTCATAGAAAATATAAAATGAGCAAATGACAACTTTCAGGAAGGATTAGCCTACAGATCAGCTTATCTCAGCTTTAGTTTAAACTCATCACATTCTCTATTTATTGCGTCAATGATATCCCCATACCTTCTTTTTAACTCACGAAGTATCTTTCGTCTTTCTCCTTCAGGGAAAATCTCACTAAAATCTAACGCTCCATCTATTATAACCTCAATCAACCCCCAAGGATTTTCATCATCTTCTTCTTCCTCACCATAATAAACACCATCAAGAAGCTCAAACTCTAACTCCTTACCTGTCTTATCATCCTTTAACACCGCCAAATAAACCCACCCTTCAGTATACCCATCCCAAGGATGAATTTTCATTGCACAATCAACTACTCTCCATGCCATGTCTTTCACCTCCTTTTTATTACTTTCCAACTAATCCTCCCCACCCGCCCTTTCACAGGAATACTCTTGTAAATCAAATCCTCTTGTCTAACTTTCTCTCTAAGAAAATATACCCTCATCTCTTCCACTCTCTACCCCTACCTCCATTCTTTCTAACAAAGATATCACCTATCTCCATTTCCTCTAACAACTCCCTAATTAAATCTTCAGACACCCCCAATACAGCAAAAAACCAGCTACCTAGCAAAGCAGTAACTAAAGTAGGAGTATGAGTTATTCGAATAACTGAACGCTCTATCTTATCCAGTTCTCTCAGTACATCCATCAAAACATCTTCAGGATCATCAGCTAAATTATAAAGACCCTCTATCATACGCTCTCTATAAAAATCTCTCTGCCTGTCTAGCACCTCTAATAACTCTCTTACTACTTTTTCAATTGCCACCCCACTAAGAAGTCCTCTCATATCCTTACCTCCATCTTCCATTTCTTCCAGATTCACTTTTCTTAGCAAATTGTCTAAACCAATCCCTTAACTCTTCTATCCTTCCCTTCATAAAGCTAAAGCTTCCTGCATTAATGCAGGCTTACTATCTCCTATCTCTGCCTCTGTCTTTAACTCTCTTCAAAAAAGTCATACCAAAATCTTGCAGTAAACGTCACGACCTCATTAGCTTCGTATCTCACTTCTCTTGCCTCAACAGAAAGTAACAGTGCATTCCTAAGTACTATTGTCCTCACAGGATTACCCTTCCCATCAAGTAGTTTCAACTGAACATCTCCAGTCACATCAGCCCTATTAGCTTGCTCTCCATTACTCCAATTACCTACCAACTCTGCCCACTTCATAAATGCATTCCTTACTGCAAGGTCAACTCCTTCCCAAAACTCAAGCTCAAGCTCCTTAGCTGCTGACTCTCTTCCATGAACAGCCCAAACCATCCACAAATAATTCAACTCAATCCTTTCAAATTCCCTTCCAGGTATCCTTGCTGTTGTCGCTCTCAACTTTAACCCTTCTGGAATACTTACTCCTGAGGGCGTCCTTACAAATGTCACCTCCCAAAGATACGCCCTTAATGGCTCTGCTACTCCTGGTATTTGACTTATTGCTACTGTAGCCATATCTTAACACCTCCTAAGTCTATTTTCTTGCAAAAGCTCCTAGCCCACCTTTATGATACTCATTTACAAGCTCAACAAACAACCTTCCTGAATCTATCTCTCTCCACTTCCCCTTCACAAAAATCATCGCCTCATCTACACCATACTCATCTAATAAACTCTCAAAACAACCACTTAGAAACTCTTCCATCTCCTTCTTGGTAATCTCTTCTGGATATTTATCAGCAAACTCCTCCCTCATCATCTCCCCAAAATCTACTACTAGAGATCTGAATTCAGTTTCACTCAAGACAATTGCCTTTGTAAACATACTCTCACCTCCTATATTTATTTTACCCACCCCACACAGTAACAAAGCTTTCTACTAAACAGCAAAACCACTACCCCTGTCCCTACTCCAAGAAGCAGAAGACACTTTTACCAATACAACACTCTCTAATACCTAATACACCTCCTTCTTCTTATTTTCTTTACCATACATCATCTTTAAGCACCACCTGCTCTTTCCTCAATTTGGTAACCAAACCTTGTCACAATAGCCTTTAACCAAATTCCTCTAATCGCTCTAACAGGTACATAATACACTTCCACAGTCAATATACCCTGATCCACTTGCGCTGGCGGATTATTACCAGTCCCAAGAGGATCACTTATTACCGCATACCTCAATATTCCCATCCTTCTCTGAATAGAATCAAAAAACTCCCTCAATGTAGCAACCAACCTCTCCCTTGTAAAATCTGTTAGGGGCTCAAATAAGAACGCATCAAGAAACTTGCACACATTTTTCTTTATATAATTTGTCAACCTTCTCACCTCAATAAAACTGAAATAACTCTCCTGCGTCTGAAGTGTCCTGTTATTCCACAACGCTATTACACCAGGCTTCCTTACAAAACAATTTACTTGCACTGCATCAAGCTCATCCCTCTCCGCCAAACTATAATACGTCTGCAATCCTAATACATTTACCCTACCTCTATTTAATCCAGCAGGAACCCACCACGGATCATATTCTCTGTCTACTTTTGCTATCATCCCGGCAACTACTCCACTTGGCGGAATATACAGCTGAACATCATTATCAAAATCATATGTCTTCAACCACGGTGCAAATGCCATCCCATAACTACTACCTACATTAAAGTTCGTCTGCCTCCAACTCTTTATATCCTCAACTTTATACTTATCTTCAGGAACATCAACTAACGCTACTGCATCTCCCCTGCTTTCCGCTATACTAACAAGCTTTTCCCTTATTGTATCATCTCCAATTCCACCCTGTATCAATAAGTCAATATCCCAACTCTCCCTATTAGAAAACTGATCATAAGCACTGCCAATATTACCTACAGTCGGATCTGCATCAGATCCACCCGCAAACCCTACCGCTGTCGTTATCTCCTTAGGCACTAAACTATATGCATTTGGATTTACCTCCGCCCCTACATACTCATTTGTCTCAAGCACATTCTTCACCCAAATGTTATTTCCATATCCATCCCTTGCATCAGGATTTAAACTCACCACCCCATCAAACCACACCTCTGTAGATCCATCCGGCAGCGTCTCTGTTACAATCAATTCAAAAGTTCCACTCGTATCACTCACGTTCTTTACTGCTACAGAAAAGTTGTTCCCAACTGCACCAGGACTCTTACAATAAACTATCATCACTGCATCTGTACCTAAAGTATCCCAACTCGGAAATACAGGACCACTCCTATCAGTAGCTACAGATAATCCAGTTGACGGTACTGTTGCTCCTTGAGTCGCACCACTCTTGTTTATAATAACATACGCATACTTTGCACCATCACCTACTGCCCTTACAACCCACAACCCACTATAACCTACTTCAAGAAAAGCAACCGCTGAATACTGCTCTACATACTCCTTATCAACCCTCCTCTGCGTCAAGGTATACAACTCCTTAAACTGCCTCACTGAGGCTATAAACTTCGGCACTAC